AAAGAAGACGGCTATGTCGGCCCCGTGACCGTTGAAGCCGCCGCCGCTGAACTCGCAAACCCGCGATGATTCCTAAAAACCGACCACAGCAGAAACGCGCAGACACCGAGCGCCAGCTAAAGAGCGCCGGTGTCAGCGATCCCGTTTGCCTGGTCGGCATCCGCGGCTACTACCGTGACTCGATGGGAGCGAAGGGGAAGAATGACCGGAATTTGTATGACGATGCCCTCATCTTGGTCAGCCCCAACGTCCACGCCGCCTTCAACGCCAACGTCGATCCCGGCGGCTACGGAATCAATCCCAAGGTCCGCAAGGGCTACGCCAGCCTCAAGCCCGGCGTCTACCGCTACAAGCTGGGCAAGCACGGCCTTCGGAGCGGCAACCCTTACAAGGCTCTGGTCCAGGGCGGTCCAGTCACCGTGCAGCGCGACGGCGGGCAGGAAGAGACAGGATTCTTCGGCATAAACGTCCACGCTGGAAGCCGCACTCGGGTCTCGTCGGAAGGCTGCCAGACCCTGCCGCCCGCCCAATGGCCGGCCTTCATCACGCTCGTTGAGACTGAACTTAAACGCAACAACGCCAAGACAGTCTCTTACGTCCTCACCCAGCCCCGCAAGGATCTGGCCTAACCCTCAACCCTCAACTCTCAACTAATCATGGCCAAAACAATCGACCAACTCACCGCACTCGGCGCAACACCGGACGACAGCGACAACCTCGTTATTGATGCCAGCGGCGTGACCAAAAAAGTCACGGCCGCCCAACTCAAGGGTGACTGCGTTCGCTCGCAGAAAAACAATGCACTGAGCAGCACGGTCGGCACGCGCATCGGCACGGCGACCAACCAGCTCCTCGGATTCTGGAATGCCGCGCCGGTGGATCAACCGGCCGTGACGGCGGATCTGTTGGACAGCTTGCAAGAGGTCGGTTTGATTGCCTCTGGCGCTGAAGCCACGCCGCTGAATCTTGGCGGCGGCACGCTAACCTGCGGGTCGGCGGTGGCGACAGGGACGGCTGGCGTTGGCTACGCGACCGGCGCCGGCGGAACCGTGACGCAGGCAACCAGCCGGACCACGGCCGTCACTATCAACAAGACTTGCGGCAGCATCACGATGTTCAGCGCGGCAGGTTCGACCACGGCAGCGACCTTTACGGTGAACAACTCCACGGTGGCGGCCAATGACGTAATCATCCTTAACCAACGCAGCGGTAGTAACCTCTACGACCTGATCGTGTCGGCAGTAGCTGCCGGATCGTTCAGCATTACCTTCCGCACAACCGACGGCACGGCGACCGACGCTCCGGTCATCAACTTCGCCGTGATCAAGGCTGTCACCGCTTAATGGCATTAGAAAGTCCAGTGCAACGCGACGGCGACCGAGGGTTTCTCGGCTTTGCCTCACGTCTCAACCCGCTGTCGTTGCCCGCCGGAATGTTGCAGGAGAGCGTGAACATGCGACTGGAGCGCGGGACGGCGCAGACGCGCAAGGGCGCCAAGCGGCTGGCCAGCGACATCTCGGTAAGCGGGACGCCGCTGACGGTGCCGTTTATTCTGGCGCCCGCGCCGAACGCACCGATTGTCCGCGCGATTTACGATGGCGGCATCTTCGCCTCGGCGCTGATGCTGCTGCCGGAGGAAAACATCGGCACCGAGGCGGTGCTGCTGGCGGGGCCGGACATCGCGTTTACCTACATCACCGACAGCGCCTTGGACATCAACTCGGCCGGTGCGGCGGGTGTCTTGGCCGTGAGTGACACAGAGAACTTCATCACCGACACCAATGACGAGCTGTTGATCATCGCGGTGCCGCCGCAAATCAGCCTGCCGTCCCCGCCGGACGAGATCATCGAGCCGACTGACAAGGTTTCCATGTTGCAGGCGTATGACCGGCTTTATCTGTTCCGCGAAGCCGACCGCAATCAGGCCGGATGGGGCACCAATTTTACCAGCGGTGAAGGCATCGAGGTCGCGGGCACGGTGGCGACTGTCTATGTAGACGGCCACGGCTACGAGCTGGGCGCCCGCGTCCGCATCGAGGGCGGGTCAGCGGCGGCCTTCGACGGACACGAATACGACATCGCCTCGGTGATCGACGCTGACCGCTTTACGGTCACAGTGCCCAGCGGCACCCCAAACGAAGCCGGTGCCAACACTCAGGTGCGCCGAACAAAGCCGCCTCTTTACTGGGACGGCGATCCCTCCAACGACTTTGTTCGCGCACCGGCCGGCGTTCCGGCTGAAGGCCCGACCTACAAGAAGATGCGGTCGGTGCCGTGGGCAACCTACATCAACAACCGGCTGATCCTGCCGGATGGGCGCCAAGGCGTGATGATATCGGACGTGCTCAACCCCGACCTATATGATCCCTTCTGGCAGTCGTTCCGCGTATGTAAGGGTGGCAACGACTTTATCGTGGCGATCCACCCATGGGCGGATGGCAGCGTGCTCATCTTCTGCCGGAAGAGTATCTGGCTGGCCACACTGAACCAGACCTACGATGCGGACAATGGCGACAGCCTTGTGGCGCGGCTGGATGTTTTGACAGACGAGATCGGTTGCTCGGCACGGCGGACCATCGTGACGGCCGGCAACTTCGTCTACTTCCTAAGCGACAGCGGGGTCTACCGCCTTGATGCACGGCTGGACCTCAAGCTGCGCGGAGACACCAAGCCTCTCAGCGACCCGATTGCCGACAAGCTGCAAACACTCAACACCGATCTCATTGCGGACTCGGTCGCTGTTTATCAAGACAACCGCTACTACCTCGCCGTTCCCTTGGCCAACTCCACGGACAGCAACAACGGCGTTTTCATTTATAGCCAGCTCAACGAGCAATGGGAGACGCAAGATTTGTATGGCTTCGGCGTGAATAACTTCATCGTCGGCAATGTGGCGGGCGAGCGGCGTATTATGATCAGCAATCGCGCTGGCTACCTCATGCTGCTCAACCACCGCGAGGATGGCGACGACAGTCCCGACCCGACAGTCAACGTCGTGGCTTCAGTGCCGGGGCGCATCCGCACTCGGCGCTATGATTTCGGAGACATGCACAGCAAACGCTTTCTGCGCACCATCGCGGATGTGGTCATTCCGGCGGGCGCCACGCTGACGACCAAGGTAAAGACGGTCAACCCTGACGTGGAGGACGACGCCATTGGCACGCTAACGGCGGCGACCCGCGAGGACTACAACGCCAAGTCGCCGGTGCGCTACAAGGCACACGCGGCCGAAATCATTTACGAGACGAGCAACGGACGGCCGGAAATTCGAGGCGCCTCAATGGAGGCCAGCCCGAAGAGCCTTCCGCCGACTGAGACGCGGAATGCAGCTTAACAACTAAGGAGAACTAATATGGCAACTGTAACAGCAAGCAAGGCATGGGTGAGTGGCGAGACGGTCACGCCGGAGGGGCTTAACCTAACCGCCGCACCGACTGTGGTAGTGGCGGACAATGAGATCACGACGGCGAAGATTTTGGACGCCAACGTGACGGCGGCTAAGCTGGCCAGCAACGCTGTGGAGACGGCGAAAATATTAAACGCCAATGTAACCACGGCTAAGATTGCCGATGCCAACGTGACCACGGCTAAGATTGCTGACGCCGCCATCACTCCGGCCAAACTCAACGGCGCTCAAACAGGTTCAGCGCCGATCTACGGTGTGCGGGCTTGGTGCTATTTCAACGGAGATTTAACGGGAACAAATGCGCCAATCGCCGGCGCCAACGTGACAAGCATTACGCGGTCAAATCCGGGAACCTATCTTATCAATTTCACGGAGAACATGCCATCGTCGAACTACGCCGTGGTCGCCAGCGCAATTACAAGTGAGTCGTCGGCGGCGTCCGTGAACCAGTGGGCGAATGGAAGGCCGTCCACAACATCGCAAGCTCAACTGTTTGTCGTGGACGGCGGGTTTGCCTTTCAAGACGCGCATCAGATTAGCGTGATGGTTATTGGATGACGACCCCATGGCAAAAGGCAAAAGCATGGCACGACGACCACGTCACGGACGAGAGCTTCGAGGAAACGCTCGGATGGCATCTCACGCACGGCTTGGTCTACTCGACGCCGGAAGTCTTTCTGTTGGCGCGTCAGGTATACTGGGACGCAGAGCAGGAGGAGATTCACGATGACCGCGAGCACAATGCTTGGTTCGTGGAGCTGGCTGCTGCTGCTGGGTGCGCAAACCCTGTGCGGCAGTTTATGCGTGTGGCGAGTCGGCCGCAGCAGTGGGCGCTTTGGTGCCGGCACAATCAATTTGAAATCCGCGCCTACGATTGGCGCAAACTTGCAAGAAAGGTAGGGCTATAATTATGGGAGGCAGCAGCAAAAAATCCAAAAAGCCATCGGTGCAGCATGCACCGCTGCTCGACTACAATGCGCTCATGCGCTCGGCCAACGAGCAGGCGGCGGCGTCAGCCCGCGCTCAGGTGCAGGCGCAAATCGAGGCGTATCCGCAGCTTGAGGCATTGCAGCTCGGGACGATCCAGAAGATCGCCGGCAACCTCAATAACGATTACACGCAGGCCGCCCGCGGGGACATCAACCGTGTCTCGGGACTGGGCAACATGCTGGCCGACCGTGTCGGCGAGACGACCATCGAGCGCACCCTCCGCGAGCAGGCCGAGACTGAGCTTGGCCTTGGCCGGTCGCTGTCCGCCGAAGAGACCCGTGACGCCCAGCAGTCCGCCCGCGCAGCCTTCGCCGCTCGCGGTCTCGGCACCAGCATGGGCAGCAGCGCCGCTGAGATCCTCAACCGTGACGCCGCCGCGCAAGCCCGCGAGGCCAGCCGGCGGAACTTTGCCTCGGCGACCAACCAGATGGTGACGGGCAATGTCTTTGGCCGCGCCGGTCAGGCTGGCGGGATGCTGGGCAGTGCGGCGCAGGGGCAGCTTATGGTTGATCCCTACAGTCGCGCGCTCGGCAGTGCGCAGATCGGTGGCAACCTCGGCAACAGCTTGCAGAGTGGCATCGGGCAGACCTTCGGCGGCGCGCAGCAGATGGCGGGTAACGTGGGCAGTTTCAATGTCA